GCTGTAGGACTGCCTAATACCAGCATTGTAGCGTTCGCAGCAAGTGCGATCCTCGTCAATCGCGGCAGCGTCAATGATCAACGATCCACGCCCCATTACTGGCGCGAGGGTGGCGATAATGCGCTTTTCTTTCTGGCCGGTAACCAGATCGTCATCTAGGCCCCCTGTGCAGAACCTCTTAAATATCGGGGTAAACACAGACCTAAACGCCCCGAAACCCATGTTCTTCTCAATCACGCACCGTTCAAGTGGAAAGCGACTAAGCCGTTTGGCCAAGTCCTCTAGCTTGAATTCCTCGTAACCACCAAAGATACCACCGACTGACAGAAGTATTACGTTACCGTTTAGGAAACCACCAACAGCGTAAGCTGTCTCGTCCCCATTAGCCCCACCCGCTGCTGGGTCGATATACGCTGTGATATTCTTGAGCTTACCCGTTTCCCGGCTAGTCTCTTGAGGGTCACGCATAACAAACGCATGGTCCGCGATAGAGTAATCCCTGTTGTGGGAGTTCTCCATTCCACGTATGATGACCATGGGGTAGTGCAGGTTCGCCCCCCGGACCACTACGAGAAGCTCAGGTTTGAGCGGGTAGCGTTGCGCGTCCGAGAGACGAGTATTCAACATGTGTTGGAGTTGGAAGTAGGCTTCGCCCTGATCCCTCTCCTTCTTTTGCAACGCGTCCTCAGCCAGTAGCACCGTATCAATGGGCTGGCCTTGGTTACCAGTGAGGCCACCGCCTCTACCCAGGTCTGGATTGCTTGTAAGCCTGCGCAACAAGAGCGGGGCTAGACTTGACCCATAGTTAGCAAGTTGCTCCGGCGTCGGGTAGCGTCCTGGCCAGATGCGGATAGTCACACCACGAGACATTAGACTATTGTAAATAGAGTCCATTGTCTGTGGAGTACCAAGCCAAAGGATACGCCCCATCGAGTTGATGGAGGTAAAGTCCTTGGTCAGGTGCAGAAGCTTAGCCCGTTGCGGCGGAGTGGCAGAGTTCTTAGTGGACTCAATATCGTCAGCGATTAGCAAGTCAGCCCGCTTACCCTGCAAGTTTGAGTCGATGCCAATACATGCCACGCTAGGGGACTTATCCAGGCCCTTGAGGCTGTGGTGAATGTCGAATGCATCTGTAGCTGTGCGGTCGCCCGCCAACTTATCAGGCCGCATGCACTCAAGCACATCCATCGACATAACAACCCGGACGATAAGCGTGCTAATCTCATTAGCCTGTGTACCGCCCGCACTGATAATGAGCACCCGGTGAGCCGGGCTGTGCATGAGACACCATACTGCGAAAGCCGCAGCGATGGTGGTCTTAGCTTGCCCCCGCTGTGCCTGAACCATCAAGTACTGGGGGCCGTGCTCCATGTAGCCGCCAATGTCGTGCTGGATATCAGATGTACTGAAACCCAGTTCGATCATCACGTCTTCAAGAAACGTCCCAAAGCTCTTGTAGTGCTGCTGAAGCAAAGTAAGGCGTTTCCACCTTACCTCTGCGCCTAGTGTGTCTTCACGCGCTCGCATGTCAGTTCATCGACATGTCACCGCCGAGGTGCTTGTTAGCAAAATCCTCAGCAGCTTCACGGAAGTTAAGATCGTCACGCGCACCTTGGCGCCGACGTTGAAGAAGTTTGCTCAATTCACTAAGCTCTTCATTCTTGGTTGGGTCAGCGGTGATGTTATTGTTCTTGAGCAAGGCGACAGCCACACCCCAGAAAGCGGCAGGGGCGGTAACCTTAACGGTCGATTCCCCAGACACAACATCAACACCCTCCTTAAGCAAACCGTTTAGGCCACGGGCCAGGGTACCATGTAGGTCACCAAGTTCTTGCTCTGTTGCCTTGCTCATTTCTTTAGCCACTCCATAAAACTTGCTAGTTTACTAAACAAGGACGGCAATTTGTCTAGGATCAGAACAATAGTCCAAGCTAGGGTTGCGAATAGTACCCAATCCGAAAGACCAACACCCCAGAACGTAAGGGTGCCGACACCGACGGTAGGTACTGATTTAAGAATTTCAAGACTTGCGTCGTGTCGGCTCATAGTTATGGTGTGTAAGTTGTGATCGTACCACCGCCTGCCACACTAGAAGTGCGGTAGCTAGTAGCGTATTGTTTAAGAACCCCACCAGTGGTCGCTGCGATATCTGCTTGTGCTTGACCGCTTGCGGCGCAAGTATCAACAAACATTTCAGGTCCGGTAGTGTAAATCCCGAAAGCATTCCCAGAGTTGTCACCAGGGCCAACATCAACCCCGACTAGCCAGCTCTTACCTGTACCCGTGTCAACGATTTCAGGCCCGTAGTTACGAGCGTACAGACCATTGACCCGAATGATGTAACTGTTAAGGTGAACGCTACTACCATTACTGGTATTTGGCGCAGAGGTAACGGTTTTAAAGTCACCTGCAAACGTCGATTTAACGTTCAGCTCAGTGGCTTTACAACCAAACCCACCAGCATCCGTGTAATGAAGATTGTCTCCACGATTTCGGTGAAACCACGTATCTTCAAAATACGTGTTTGCCCCGAGCGCGTCCAACCCGTGAGTATACGAATACGACACAGTTGGTTGAGCCAACCGACCACGGAAGAACATGCTAGCTTGAAGGGCCCCTGAATTAACAGGCTGCAGGTAAGTCCCACTGATTCGCCAATCTCCATCGAAAGCGAGCTTAGTTCCCAGGGCCATGATCTTGCTAGTAGCATCTCCAGTGACAACCCGTAGTCTGGCTTTAACACCAGCAGAGTTAACGTTTGCCGCCGCGATCAGGCGAACATACAGCTTGTTAGCCCCAGTGTCGTGGAACCATCCTTCACCAGGGGTGTTGACGTTAGCCACACTACTGTACTGCGTAAGAGGGAAGGCCTGATCGTAGTCGTCCCGTCGCCCACTATCGGTGACAGCGAGCACAGCTGGATTTCCAGGAGTAAGGGGCATCCAGTAGACTGATCCGTAAACTCCGTCTGGAGTCCATGTTGCAGTAGTCGGGTCATCCGCAGGTGGTGCTATCGTGCATACGCCCATAGCACGAAGAATCTTCAACTTCGCCCCTGGAACGTCGGTGTCCCGGAACTCAAACGGTGCGTATGCGCCAGGCATACAGTAGATGTTGCTTGGTGCTGCAGAACGTACAGCGTAAGATAGAGTCTTATACGGCGCTGCTAGAGTGCCCGAAGCTGCATCGCTACCATTTACAGGATCGACCCAAATTTCACCAGAACCGATTAGTGCTGAATGGACCCGCATAGCGTAAGATATAACGTCCTCACTGTACGTAGCCTGTCCAGGAGCTAGACAGATTTTAGGTACGATACCAGCCCAGGAAAAACCAGATGGAATATCACGAAGTTTGCTAGTCAATCTGAGTGCCTCACTTGATGCGGTTACAGCGACGTCCCTAGCTGCAGTGGTTATGTCTCTGGCTGCTACTACAGTAGCAATAGCATTAGTGGCAGTCAACGCACTCGCCGCAGCGGCACCAGCACTAGCCGATGCCGCAACCGCAGCATCTTGAATATCCCCAAGGGTAACTAGCCCGGCCTGGTCAATAGCTTCAGTAGTAGTGAAAACACTCTGCTTTGCTACCGTATCTAGACTGGATTCAGAAATGCTACTCCCATCTTGAAAGTCAACGAATGGAAGGCCACCATTAGACGTGTCACGGTAGACACTCAACTCGTACCCAGAAGGAACGGCGGGAGTAAACCGTAGTTTGTATGGCCCAATGAAGTTAGCCCCCGCGACCACAAGGTCTGTGCGTACTCCAGCTGGGCTCTTGTAGAAAGCCTTAACCGTGTCTTGCGTGAGATAACCACCGGTAAAAGAAAAATCCCATATCTCAGTAGTGCCGTCAGCAAGCCACGTCGTTACTGAGGGCTTAATACTGATTAGTGTAATCATGTGGTGTTCCTATGTATGCCCGCCCCATTTCTGAGGCGGGCTGTTATACCGGTACTGGATCAGTTACCCATTAAGTTGAGCACCGGCGCCAACATTGGTAATTTTGCAAACGGGCCATTCTTCAGAAGCTCATGAACGTCTGTGCCATCCTTGTTATTCTGCACAGCTGCCCACAAATCATCAGCTAGCCCAGCTGCCGGGGCTACGATGTTGCCTACAAACTTAGTAGTTCCGCCAGACCTACCGCCAGTAGCCTCAGCCATGCCACTGACTGAAGCAAAAGCATCTAGGAACTCTCCGGCAAGCCCGGAAGCTGCAACGTAGTTTAGTGTAGCCCTAGCAATTTTAGATGCAGACAATTGCTTTTCAAGCCAAGCTTCTTGGTCGTCTTTTCCTATGCTATAAACTGCTTGTCTCGCCATGTACACCGGGGCAGCGATAGACATAGAACCCATCAACATACCGACAGCCGAGGCAAGTCCGTAGTTGTTGCGATTGCGTGCCCACTGCTTCTCCACAGACGTAATAGAGAACGTTCGGAACTGAGTCAACAGTCTGAGCCATCCGCTATGAGCCCACTTTCCAGTCTCACCAATAAAGGTTCCTTGGATGATCTGACCAGCCCCACGGTGAACCGCTTGCACGAACGCTGCCGCAGCTTCCTTGTCGGTCGCCTTGGTGATATCGAACTTGCTAAGATTACCAGCGCTATCGAACGTAGCAATGTTGTGTAGGTCTGCTTGCAGCTTGGCCGCCAGTGCGCTGTCGATACCCATGTCCGCTAGGGCCTTGTCAGTCCCGCCGTCACGAAGGAACTTGCTAGCCTTGTGGACAATCTGTTCAGCGACCCCACGAGTCTGAGCGCCGTGAATAGCGCGCCAGAACGAGAGCTTACCTTGAGCGTGACTACCACCCCTCAGCAACCGGTCAGCCAGGGTCACAGTGTCGTGACCGTTGACTTGGTATTGCAGGCTTGGGT